ACTTCAACTCCAAGGACCTTTTTTGCTTGTATAGGTCTTGTATCATCTATAACCTCCTCATAGGTTATTCTGTTTACTCGGTTATTATAAGAATTTCCGAGATATTCCCATTTTATACTCTTTTCTCCCAACTTGTCAAGGATTGATTGTTCAAGAGAAATAGCATTATCTTCCGCAGAAACATTGAATTTTGCGTAATGATCGTATGCCCAGATTGTAATGGTAAATTGTTTCATGGTTTTTTCTTTTTATTTTATGATTGTGGCAAAAGTGTGTTAGTTTTTAAAGTATTTTTTTAAAGTTGTTTAATTTAAATACTTTGGAATCTTGTTGTTTTTGAAAAAAACATCTACCTGCTTTTCTACCAAGTTGATGACAAAATACAGGATATTTAAAAAAAGGATTATTTACATAAGCTTCATTGGTATAATTTTTTACTAAATCTATATCTATTTTACTTTCGTACGTGTCAAAGTTAAAATTTGCACAACCAATATCAAAATCATCTACCATGACATATCCTTTTTTTATATTACTTAATTCATTTTTTAAAGGATGATAATTATTCCAATGCGCATCAAGATAAAAAATAATATTAGATTCATGATTTACTTGTTTAATTAAATACTCACTTGATACTTCATAAACATCTACGTTTTTATATTTTTGTAATCTTATTTTTGCTAAATTAACATAAGGATATTCTATATCACATGTAATAATTTTTTTATTAGGATATCTAATTGCTAAAAATTCTGTGGTGTCACCAGCATTACAACCTGTTTCAACAATTACATCTATATCGTTGTTGTCTATAACTGTGCAAAAGTCATATGCTTTATGAATATCAAAATTAAAAGGTCCTCCACCACCAACTAAACCTAAACCTAATCTTTGAACAGAATAAAATTGTTTTTGAAATTTATCTATATCTATAATCAAAATAACCTTTTTTATTTTTCTTTCTCTTCATTAAATGTGGCCGAACTATGTTCGGCCACAAAACTACTTAGTTATGCTTACGCACCTTCGCAACCGAAGATACCTCTAAAGTCAGATGCGCCAAAAGCGTATCTTTCTCTAGCTTTGTATCTAACGTTACCAGTATCGAAGTCTCCTTCCATTGAAGTTG